TAGACCATACGTAGTCGCACTGATATGTCGTACTGGATCCGCTCGTTCCCGTCCTGATGCCCCAGAAGGCTCCTGTGGAGTTCAATCCGCTCTGCCATCCGCTTCCGGTTCCGAACGATGCGCTGGTCTTCCCTGTGGTCGTGTCGTCCGGGTTTCCGCTCTGCCCGGCATAGATGGTCCCGCTGCTGTTGACGAAGTCGTCGATGAACTCCCACTTGTATCCCCACGGATTCTCGATCAGTGCCTTGACGCTGGTGGATGCGCTGACGCTTGTCGATGTGGATCCGGCCCACAATCCCATTTTATTGCACAGCCCCTGGCCTGTCGAGCCGCTGTACGGAAATCCTCCCTGCCCGATGGCACGCTGACCGTTGAAATCCTTCGCGGCGAATAGGTACAGATGCCACCAATCCCTCCACTGATGGAAATTCCACACCATCGCTTTTCCGTTCTTGACGGCGTTGGCCGCCGCATATCCTCTGAAGGTCGGACGGGTTATGTTGGCGGACGATGGGACGCCTGAAACCGACATCAGCTTGGAACCGCTGACATATCCTTCATAGACGCCTATCGCCTCATACCGATAGGTGTGACCGTCGATGGTCGCCCCATATGCTGTCCCTGATTCGGGTGTCGTCCCTATCGTGACGCTGGAGGAGGTGCCTTTGCGGTAGATGGCCGGGAAGCAGAACATCGTGTTCTCCGTGGTGATCGCGGATGCTCCGCTGGCTTCCTTCCACCCCTTCTTCTCGGCGTTCCATAGCCCGATAACCTGCGTGAGGTCGTGAGGGTTGAGGAGCTGATGGAGTTGCCCTGATGCGTCGAATGTTGCGTAGAAGCAGCTCGCGAGCAGGGGATTGGTCGAAGTGCCGTCCGCCTTCATATCCCATGATCCCAGCGTTGTGCATTTGCCGAGGGAGCTCGGAGGGGAGCTGACAGGCGTGAATCCCGCACAGTCGCCCGCGTATGTGAGGCATCCTTTCGGGGCTGTGGAGAATTTGGAGCTGTTGAAGGACATGCTGAAATCCACTGCATTGATCGTCGGGGTCGTCAGAGATAGGTCGATGTCTATCAGAAGACGGTCTATGACGACGGTCTCCGATCTGTTCCCTGCTGTGAATGTCCATATCGACCCCGTGGCCAATCCGTCGAACTCGGCAATTGAATCCGAACCGGATGCCTTTGACAGGGTATTGCTTCCGGATGTAGCTGTCACGGTGATGCCCGGCTTCGACGTGATGACTCTCACGACCGTCTTTATGTCCGGATACTGGAAGAGGTCGAAATAGATCCACACGACGCCCGTGGAGTTGGCCACAAAGGTCTGCGGCGCATCGTTGTAGTACTCGCCCTGATGCGTCAGGGTCGCGGTGTATGTGACGCCCGAATCCACAAGGATGTCGGCGCGTCCCGTGGCGTCCGCCTCCGCCGTGTAGCTCTTGCCTGCGGCGGTGACAGTCCATGACGCCGTCGATAGATTCTGCCTGTCGATTGTGTTGAGGGAGAGATGCGCCAGGCACTTCCCCGCGGGGACGGTCTTGGAGCCGCCGCCCATGAATGCTCCTACTATTGTCATTTGTACTCCGGGAAATCGGTTGGAAGGCGTTTGATGGCGTCGCGGAGCGCTCTCGCGTATCCGCGCCAGTACTCGGTGTCCTCGGTGCCCACCTCGGCGAGCATCCTCTCCAGCTCTCTTCTCGCGGTCTCCATCGGCTTCATACGGTTTCCGACGCCTCCCACATGATGGCCGGGTCCAGGTCGATGGTCGGCTTGGTTCCGACGGCTCTCACGGTGACGCTGCTCCCGCTGATGGCGGACACGCTGATGATGGCGTCCGCCATCGCGAGGACCGCCGCGTCGGTCATTCCGTCATGCGGTCCGATGACCGCGTTGGCAGGCGTGCCCGAAAGGGTCACGGTCTGCGTCCATGGACCGCTCCCGGTCCATCCGTCCTTGGTCAGGCTTATGATCTCGTGCATCGGCAGTCCCTCCAGACTGATTCTTATCGGCAGGTCCTCCGTCGGGAGGGCCTGCAATGCGTAGACGCGGACCCTGCGGTCCGATACGTGCCTCACCGTCAGCGAGGCGTCGTACTCCTGCATGCGCTGCTCTATCGTCGCGATGTGCGGGAGATAGGCGACTGCATCCGTGGACATCATCACCGCCGGCAGGGTCAGGTCCTGATAGTAGGGTCCTGCGCCCCGCCAGTCGGATGCGAAAAGCGTTGCGCTGTATGTGACGAGGACCTTGCCGGCGGGGATCCTCTCGCCGATGCCCCCCATCGCCGTGTATAGCGTCCAGAAGCCCGATTCCCACCGTTCGAAATCGACGTATGAAATCGCACGATTGTATCCCCACGATTCCTCCAGGGGGATGGCGATGCCGAGCTTCGCGGCGATGCTCGCCAATAGATCCTCCAGTTTCTGGGCTTCGTCGTAGCGGAACTGCGACGCCCGTGTAGTCTCGACGAACTCGGTCGTCGCGATTCCTAGCTCGGCGGCGAGGGCGTTGGCGTTGTACTCCACGCGGTTCATGTCCAGCCACGTGAAATACTCGGCCTCGTCGCCGTCCCATATCTTGCACATGAGCTCCGGGAGCGTCACAGGCCCATCACCCCTACCTTGATGTCGGTCGACGGCTTGGCCAGCATCGCGCGGAGCGTGACGGTCGCTCCGCTCGTCTCGCACACATGGATCCCGCATGCGGCGAACTCCTGCGCCGATGACGCCGTGCATCCGCTCGCGGGTCCGCACGCCGCCGTCCTCATGACCCTGCCTGCTCCAATCGTCGCGGTCCATGGGCCGTCTCCCGTCCATGATGATGCGCGGACGGTCGTCTCGGCGACGGGCGGGACCGCTCCGGACACGATGCGCAGGGGGATGTCCCGGTCGGGCCTCTGTCCGAGGGCGACGACCTTGACGCGCCCCGCCTGCGGGACGGATGCGCGGAGGATGCCGTCGTACTCCGCCATGCGCTGTTCCAACGTCATCGCATGGTCGCCGTAGATGACCTGCTCGCCCGTCGGCGTGATGTCCGACGCCACCGTCAGGGTCTGCGTGTACGGGCCTGTGCCCGTCCATGACGCTGCGGATAGCGTGTAGATGCGGGATGTGGTCTCCTTGACCGTCACCGACACGAGGAACGCTCCGCCTGCGTCTATGGGGTTGGGGGACAGGCGGATCGCGCCGATGACCTGTCCCGCTATGTCCGAGCTCACGATATGTCCTCGACCGAGATGAGATTCGGCTGGCGGAAGCGGTCGGCTCCCATGGACCACGCTATCTCCACGGTGTTGATCCCCAGGGCCGTCGGAGCGAAGCGGAAGCGGCACGTGTGGCCGTCCTCATCGACGGACATCGTGCCGGCCTGCGCTATGGTCTTGTCCGGTGCGATGACGCGATATGTCGCCGAATCGACCTTGCGGTCCTTGTCCTGCGGATCGTGCATCTCGAAGACCAGCTCGAAGCTCTCGTCGATGTAGCAGTGCTGCATGTCATGCCTCCGATTGCGGACAGATGTGGGGGCGGAGGATGCAGGACGGCCTCGATGATGTGTCTGCCATCACGGGTCTGTCGCAGCGCATCGATGCCTCGGTGCGGTCCGCGACGACGGTCACGGCCGGACGGCGGGATGCTAGCATGATGCAATCGCATCCGCTGTCCAGCCACCGCCAGCACTTGATGGCCCCTCCCGCCACGGTGAGGAGGGCGGCGCGGTAGCCCACGTTGCCCGCCTCGTCCTCGGCCCAGAACTCGCAGACCAGCTGGCCTGTGAGCCCTTCCGGGATGGGGAAGCACCAATCATCGCCGTCGTGGGTCAGGGGCAGGACGTCACGGCCCTGGACCCTTCCCCACACCTCCGCCACTGTCATCAGTCGTCCGTCGCCGTGACCTTGATGATGTAGGTCTTTCCGCCGTCCACGGGGTTGGGCGTGAGCTCGATCTTGGTGATGACCGGCGCTCCCGTGTCCAGTGTGACCGTCCTCGTGACCGCCGAGGACTTGCCTGCGGAATCCGTGGCGGTTATCTTGATGGCGTTGACGCCGTCGGCGAGCTCCACGACCTGGCTGAATGCTCCGCCCTCGCCGACCGTCGGCGTGTAGGTCTTGGATCCGCACACGATCTTTATCGTCACAGGCGAGGATGTGACGTCGTTCGTCGTTCCTGTGACTGTGACTGTCGATTTGTTGGTCTTGAGGCCGTCGGCCGGTGCGGTGACGTTGAGCACGGGCGGGACGGTGTCGACTGTGAATGTCGTGCTCGTCTCGTTCGATTTGTTACCGTCATAGTCGTATCCGTATACCTTGACGGTGTGCGCTCCCTCCGCCAGCGCGGTCTCGGGGGTGTAGGTGCACGTGGCCTTCTCCCCGTCGATGCTGACGGAATCGGCTGGAATCGCGACGGCGTCTCCGTCGTCGATCTTGATGTAGCATTTGGCGGGATTGACGCCTGAACCCGCATCGGTGACGGTGTAGACTATCGGCGGCTTCGCGTTGGTGATGTATGCGCCGGTTCCCGGCGACGTTATCGCCGCGACGGGCGCGGTCTTCTCCAGGACCTTGAGCTTGAGGACGCCGCCCCATGTGGCGTCGGACACGTCCACGGTCGTGACGTTGCCTGCGTCGTCTGTGACCTTGACAGTTCCGGGATAGTACCCCTTGTTCGCTGCTGCGGCTCCGACGCCGGGGCCCTTCCCGCCGTTGTTGCTTCCGGATGTCGCCGTCGGTGCGGTGACGGTTGCCGAATAGACGCCATCCTCGCCTTTGGTGAGGGTGGTTGCCACGCCGTTGAGCGTGAATGTGACGGTTTTTATCGTCATGCCCGTTTCTAGGGGCGGGCGGTATTTAACCGAAATTCGGAAAAAGGGGGGTAAGGGGTTTGGAGGGCCGTTCTCACGGCTTGAGATCGGGGTCGTACTCGTAGTTCACGATGGCCGCGCCGTCCCACTCGCACGCGATTCCGATGTCGTCGAGGGTCAGGTTCTCGTCCACCTGCCAGCAGTAGGTCTTGACGGCCTTCCCGCCGACCTGGATGCCGACGGTCTCCTCGGTCGGATACAACGGCTCGACGTTCCCATAGGTCAGGGTCGTGCGGTCGGGCAGGGTGACGGTCCACTCCGACAGCCAGGGATTGGTCGTGATGCCGTCCTCGACCTTGTCGTTCGCCATGACGCCCTTGACGATCAGGAACTTCTTGCCGTCGTCGGGGGTCTGCGGGAGCCCGGAGATGGACGAGTTGTACGTGTCCGCGAACTCGGCCTCATAGCCGTAGCGCGCATTCTTCTCCGTGACGGCCGTGCCGAACGCCGCGAAGGCGATGAAGCCGACGACGACGATGGCGACCAGGCCGATGATGATCTTCTTTTTGGTGGTGACCATGCAGTAGCCATCGGGTCGAGGATTTATAGTGTTATGCCCTATGAGGATACGCGGCCTCGGGCCGGCGGGAGGCCGCGTCATCCGGTGACCGATCAACCATCCGCCGGCTCACCTCGTGCCCTTGGCCTTGGCGCGGTACGTGCCGTCGTAGGTCTCTTCGATGTAGGTCGTCCTGTAGGTTCTCGGCTCGTCCTGCGTCCATCTGCCTGGAATCTGGACCGCGTCGCCGAGGTCCATGGCGGGGTCTCCGCGCCATTCCGTCTCGACCTCCTCTGCATACAGGCGCGCCACGAGGCGGTCCTTCAACGCCGCGGCACGCGCCTGTGTCGTGATGAGCGGATTGCCTGTGATCTGCAGGACGGTCTTCCCCTCGGTCGGGTCCGTGCGCAGGTCCTGCTCTACATAGTAGGTCTTCGATACTCCGTTCTCCTGGACCACGTACCCGATCTGCACGAAATTGTACTCGTCCGTCTGCTCGGCGGACGGCCATGAATAGATGGTCGCTGCCGGTATCGTACCGTATGCGTCGGCGGGCCATGTCTGCGTGATGCTGATGGATCCCTGCCTGTCTGGCAGGAAATATATGGCGTAGGCCTGCTGGATGCGGAGCAGGTCGTCGGCTATCGTCGTGTCGTCGCCGAATGCGTACTCCCCGTCCGGCATCAGCTCGTATAGCGCGGTATCGACGATGTGCGGGACCGAATAGGACGTCAGGAGGTCGTCCAGGGTCTTGCCGATGGATTGGCCCGCGGGCATCGTCCAGGCGACATATAGCGTTGAGAGGACCCATCTGGCGTCGAACGCCGTGATGTCCAGCCGTGTGTCGGACGAGCTGCGCTCGCCGATACGGTAGCGTCCGCACGGGATCGTGTACCGTCTGCCTGCCGATGTGTTGACTGTGAAGCTCAATCCTAACAGATTCCCGATGCGGAGCTCGCCGAGCCTCGTGTCGGGGTTGTCGGGGTCGAAATCCCCCGACACGTTGAGGACGGACAGATCGACCTCGTGCATCGGTGCGGACTGCTCCGTCGGATCGAGCTCGCGGATGACGGTTATCTCTCCTCCGACCTCGGTGTTGGAGAGGGTGACGGACGCGCCGAACTCGACCTCGACGATGCGGACATGACGATATGGAGCGTCGAGCTTGGCTATCGTGACGGCGATGGCCGTGTAGGTCATGACGTCCGCTACCTCGATGTAGCCCGATGTGCAGCGGAATGCCTTGGTCGTCGTCGTGTCGCCGTTGGTGTATGCCGCCGACGCTTGGAGGACTGCCGGGCCTCCGGTGTAGATGCGGAGCGCCGATGTGTGAGCCTGTGATAGCGTCAATGTGAACGTGAAGGATATGGCGCCCTGCGCGTCGCTGATGCCCTCGCTCCATATGCCCGATTCGGGCGGATAGTGGACCGCTTCGAGGGGCGGTGCGATCATGCCGGCGCTCTTGGACGTCTTTATGCCGTATCCCTCGAACGTCGCGAGCTCCGGCGTCAGATAGTAGACGGCATCCGTGACCTGCGCGGTGTTGCTCATCGGGAGGAACGCTCCCGCGACGGTCGCGAGGTCGTCCGCCGCGGTGTTGTCCACTCCCGTCCCTATGGACAGGTAGACGTCGATGGTGCGGTCCTGCGCCACGACCGCATCGGCGTACCCTGTCGGTGCGTCGTACATCGTCACACCTCGATCAAAGACATCTTGACGTCGTAGTACTGGAATGTCCCGCCCGTGAAACGGCCGTATCCCGTGACCTCGACATCGGAGCCGCGGTAGAATGTGGAGTACTTGACGCCGTCGTCGTCCATATCGACATAGCGGACGCTGAATGTGTTGCCCGACGTGGCCGACATGACGGTCGATTTCTCGGATGCCGTCAGTCCGTGCCATTCGACCGTGATGGTGGTCTTGATGGCGATGCGTTCCTTGATGAGATTCCCGAGCGTGTTCCTGTCCGCCTTCGTCAGCTCGTTCGCGACGGTGGTGTATCCCTGATACGCCGGGTCCGGGAGCTCGGTCCCGGATGCTGCCAGGACGCTCATGCTCCCGCCCCCCTGCGACGGGCCTCGGTCTGCAGCGGGTCATAGACTGCGCGTGCGATCTTCCTTCCGTCGAGGTTGATGGAGATCTCGATGGGCCCCGATGCGGAGCCTCCCGCCCCTCCCGACTGCGCCAGGGCCTCGGACACCGCCTGCCTGATGGTCGATAACGGGGAGATGACCTCCGGCTCCCGGGTGTTGTCTCCGACGATGACCGGGAACGGGTTGTTGGGCTGTACCACGCCCCCGTCGGCGAGATGGAGCAGGCCGCCGATCTTGTCGGCGATCTTGCCTGGGATGCTCGTGATTCCTCCGACGGGGTCCTCCGCGAAGCTCGTCACTCCGCCGACGACGCTATCCTTCAGATCGGAGATCTTGTCGATGGCCCATTCGATCTTATCGATGACCCATTGGATGGCGTTCTTTATCGGGTCGATGATCTTCTCGTTGAAGTCTTCGCCCAGCTCTTTGGCGCGATTCCATGCGCCCTCTGATAGGCTCTTGAATGTGTTCCACACGGCGAGGATTGGCTTGGATATGATGTCCCAAACCGTGGTCGCCACGGTCTTGATGCCGTTCCAGATGCCGGTGGCGAGCGAATAGATGCCGTTCCAGATGGCGGTCGCCACTCCGCTGATGATGCTCCAAACCGTGGTCGCCACGGTCTGGATGGTGTTCCATGCGGCGGTTGCGAATGCCGTCAATCCCTCCCACACCGCCGTGGCCACTCCGGATATGACGTCCCACACGGCGGTCGCTACCGCCTGGATGCCGTTCCATATGGTCGTCGCCACGCTGCAGATCGTGTTCCAAACCGTGGTCGCTATGCTGCAGATGGCGTTCCATATGGCCCCGGCGACGGCGCATATCGAATTCCAGGCGTTTCCGCCCCATTCGAGGAATCCCTGCCACAATCCTCCGGCCCATGCGGTCACCTTGCCCCACGCGTTGCCGGCTTTCTCGGTGAAACTCCCCCACACGCTTCCGAGCTTGTCGGCGAGGCTCTTGAGCTTGTCCTTGATGTTCAATCCGCTGATGAGGTCGGATAGCTTGCTGCGGAGGTTCTTGATCAGGTCCTGGCCTGTCTTGGATGCGTCGGCGATGCTGTCGGAGAGCTTGTCCGCCTGCTCCGCGTCGCCCGCGTTGCTCATGTCGAGCGTGTTCAGCTGGTCGAACGATGCCAGCCCTGCGGATGTGGCTTCGACGGCCTCGCCCATGCTGTCGGCGGTCGCCTGCGCATCCTCCGCCGGCTGCTTGAAGACGTCCCCGAAGCCCAGAAGATTGGCCAGCATGTTGATGCCCTGCTGGATCCATGAGATGACGGTCTTGATGCCGTCGATGACCGGCTGGAAGACGGTCTTGATGATGCCCGTGATGAATGCGATCCCGATGCGGATCTTCTCCAGAACCCAGTTGATGCCGTCCACGATCTTGCTGACGACGCTCATGATTCCGTTGACCAGCGGGGCCGTGAACGACCCTATCGTGGTCTTGACCTTCTTGACGCTCTTCTGAAGGCTTCCTGCGGCCTTGCTGTAGCCCTTGGGGTCGAACATCTTGGCCGTGTCCTTGGCGAACTGCCATGCGACCTTCGCGGCCTTGACGGCGATGGCGGCCAACGCTGCGAGGACGCCGATCTTGAAGACCTTGGATGCGCTGATGCACCCGCCGAAGGCGTCGCTTATCTTGCTGGACTGCTCCTGCCATTCGCTGGCGACCTTGCCGAATGTGGGGGACAGTGCGGACATCTTGGCGCCGAAGCTCCCCCACTTGCCCTGCGACTTCTCGGCGGTCTTGGACGCTTCATCGACCTTCTTGCCGACCTTGTCCATCTTGCCGTCGAAATCGGACGTGTCCGCCGTGACCTTGATCTTAAGCTCCTCTGTCATGTGACATCCTCATGATCTTCGCCAGCTGCTGCCTCTGGGCCATGAGCTGGCGTTCCTCTTCCTGCTGCTCTTCGAGCTTCGTCCACTCGGACGACGTGTAGAAAGGCCGGAGGAGGCGGTTGGTGTCTCCCCCGGCCAGATTGATGCCGATACCCGCGCATATCGATAGGGACAGGGCCTGAAGCTCCTGCCTCCGACGCTCGCGATTGTACAATGCGGCATCCCAGACCAGCTTCGCCGGCGTTTCGAGGGGGATTCCCTCGGATAGCGCCAGGATGCGGGTCCGGTCGGTCAGTCTTCCGCCGTCCCATCCGAAAAACCGAGGTATTGGGACCCTTTCAGCGCCTTGGACAGGTCGGTGATGGTGTAACCCTCATCGGTGAGGTCCTTGAGGCCTCCGAATCCGAAGCATTTGGCCATCAGGTCCATGTCCGTGAATCTGCTGCGGTCTATTCCCTTGAAGAGGTCTATAAGCGACCAGTCGGGGTGTTCGGCTTCGTAGCTCATGATGAAATCGAGGTCGAGGTCGATATTCCTCTCCGTACCGTAGGACGACGTCAGGAGGGTCATTCGGCCCCTCCCTTGGGTGCGTCGTCGAACATCGGGTACAGATGGAGGCTGTCGGCCATGAGGACCTTTCTTCCGGGCTTGTACGGCACTCCGGTGCCGTCCGCGCGGGTATTCCACTCGCGGAAGACCTTGCCCTCGGGAACCTCTCCCCTGTACTCCTCGATGACGGCGGTGACGCCTGCCTTGAACTCGACGACGCTCATGCCGTCACCTCGGGCTGGCCCTCGTAGGTGATGGATTGGGTGTCGGTGATGGCTCCGACGGACATCGCGGACTTGGGGACGATGGTGATGATCAGGTCCTGCTTGGACGAGACGGCCCCCGCTCCGAGCCTGTAGGACATCTGTCCCTGCATGGTGACCTGTTTGGCGAGCTGCGTGTAGACGACCTTCCATTCGAAGGTGGCGTCGGGCGTCTCGGCGAGACTCAGGACGAGGTCCAGATTGGACGACGTGGTGCCGGACGGCATGGCGTTCATCGTGAACTCCAGGTCCGAGGACCAGTCGGGGATGTCCTTGATGTACTCCTTCATCTCGGACGTCAGATGGGTGACGTCGATCTTCTCGGTGCTCTGTCCGATCTCCGGCACTGCGGAGACCTCCAGAAACTCCTTCCAAGCGGATTCCTGCTTGACATACAGGCGGATTCCTTTCGCTGATACGGCTTCTGTCATGATTCCCCCTCCGGGGTGATCGGTAGAATGTGTTTCCCCGCCGGTCCACGGAGCCGGTGACGACGATGGACTGGCGGTAGAGGTTGGATGCGTCCACGAGCGTCGGCCCTGCGGCCGTGCTGTGGAGATTGTAGGATGCCATGAGGTCGGTGACGCTCTCCTCCAATGCGGAGATGCGCTCCTGCGTGTCCGTGACGAGGTTTATCGAGTACGATACGCGGACGACGAGCTCGGATCCATCCCATGCCGAGCTCTCGACCTGACGGGAGATGCGGAAGACCGTGGCGAACGTCCCGCGGAGCTTGGTCTGGGGCCATGTCCTGTGGACGTGTCCCTTGAGCTCGGGGATGGTCTCCAACAGCTTGCAGATGCTGTCGGTGATGTCAATCACTTGACCGCCTCCGCGATGGCGTGCTCCAGGTCGTCCACGAGCTTGTCCTTGAGGTCGTAGACGGCGGGACGGACGAACGGACGGGCATCCATGCCCTTCCATGCGGCGTTGTACTCCACCTCGGTGTTGGTGTATCCCGCGTATGTCGCCCCTCCCGCCATCCCGCGCTGGCCCGTACCGTACTCGACGAACGGTCCGTACATCTCGCCGGTCCCGTCCGCGTTCTGCGACCGGGCGTTGGCTCCGATGGTGATCGTGACGGCCCTTGCTCCCGTCGTCACCTTGGTGCTGATGGACTGCTGGAGCCTGCCCGTCCTCACGGGGACCTTGGTCGCCGCGTAGGATTTCATGGTGTCCGCATGGATCCTCATCTGCTTCTCGACGGCCTTGCGGGCCTTGGCCTTGATGGCGTCGATGTCCGGGGTCTCGGCGACCTCGACACGGAAACCATCGCTCATAGACGGACCCCCGTGGCTGCAATCGAGCCTCCGTAGTCGCGGATGTCTGTGAGCCTGTAGGTGTCGTCTCCCACGCGGATGCGGTCGTCGGCTGCGACGGACGCTCCCGCCGGGAGGCAGAATTGGATCTTGACGGATACGGCCGGTTCCAGGCCGTCCTCCGTCGGAGCCTGGGAGGATTCCGACGGATAGATGGTCGCGAAAACCCCGAAGGTGTCGTCCCACTCGCGGACGGTCCCGTATCCGTCCTCCTTCTCGGAGGGCTTGAGGATGCGGGCGTTCCGACCGTCCGCTGCGAGCGGGACGATGTGGAGGATGGTCATCTGGACCTCGGCCACATGGGCCTGCGCCAGGCGTCGAGCTTGCGCAGGAGCATCTCCTGGATGGTGTCCGCCTCCCTCTCGACCTCGCCGTCCTTGACCCTGCGCGAGCCCTCGCCTCCCATGAGGTTGAGCTTGGCGCATGCCATCTCTATGATGATGCTGTCGGCGCGCTCCCCGGGATCCTCGTCGCGGTTGGTGTAGGCGAGGAAATCGCCGAGGGCTTCGTCCAGCATCTGGCGGACGAGCGGGTCGGGCATGTGCCCGTACTGGGGGCGCATGCGGATCTTGGCGAGGCGTTCGACGGAGGACATGGATCATCATCCGGAGCTTGTGGTAACCTTGTATGCGTAGGTTCCAGGCTGCTTGTTGGTCATGCAGATAGCATCGTGGTAGACGTGGACCCCGATGAAGTCGCCGTCTCCGCGGACGTTCTGCTCGGCCGCGATGTGCTTTATCCTTATGGTGGAGATGCCCATCATCGTCTTGGGCGCATGGATGGCGAAGCAGTAGCCGTCGAGGTAGGAATCGGGGACCCTCACGATGGGGTTGCCGTCTATCTCGTCCACACGGGACACGACGGCCTTCCCTGCGCCCTTGACGTCCTTGGTCAGGGAGATCTCGGACGAGGTGTCCAGGAGCTTGGCGTAGGAGTAGGGGATGTAGATGGTGTTGCCCTCCTCGCTTCCGAAATCGTTGCCGATGGCGCTGATTCCGGCCATGATCTCGCTGTAGATGTTGGCCTTGGTGAGCGCTGCTCCGGTCTTGCCGCGCTTGGATGCGACGTATCCGACGGTTCCGAGCTTGGCGAGCCTGACCTTGTCGATCCTGGGGACGACCTGCTGTCTCGTGTACTCGGAGATGTCGTAGGCGACCTCGTCCACGACGCCGCCCTTGACGGAATCTGTCCAGGCGATGTCGAACGCTTTTCCCTCGTCGTTGGCGAGGGTCAGGGTCTGCCAGCTGACGGTCGCTGCTCCGAGCGGATACTGGCCGTTGGTGCCCATGGCCTCCATGGGTGCGGCGGAGAAGTCGATGGTCTTGACCTTGACCTCGCCGGCGTTGCCGAAGGCCTGGACGAGCTTGGGGTCGGCCGCCATCGACGAGGTCTTGGTCTGGGTGGCCACGATCTCATCGGCGAAGCCGACGATGTAGTCGATGCGGTTGGGGATGGTGTTCGCTTCCACAACCCCTCCCGCGGAATATTTTGTTGCCATGTGGGTGCCTCCATATGGGAGGGTCAGTCGAGGCCCATGACCTGACGGATGTGCTTGATGTCGTCGGAATCCGGGGATCCCTCCGGCGCTCTCGGCGCTCCCGGCGAGCCGACGCGCTCGGCGTACATCCTGTCCGCCAGGGCCTTGGATGCCTTGGTCAGGGCTTCGATGTTCGCTGCCATCGCGTCGTCGTCCGCCCCCATCACGGTCTCGGCCAGCGAGGTGTCGAGGCCTGCCTTGGCCAGCTCGCTCTCGGCCTTGGCGATGCGCAGTGCGCGCTCCGCCTTCTCGGCCCTCGCGACCAGGTCCTTGGTCTTCTCCTCCTCCTCCGCCTTGCGGCGGGTCTCCTCGTCCAGCTTGGACATCTCCAGATCCCTCTGGTGCTTCCGGTTGAGGTCCTCCATCTCCTTGGCGTGCTTCGCGTCCCTCTCCGCGAGTCTCTTGGAGATGATCTCGTCGATCTTCCCCTGCTGCGCCTCGGTGAATGTGACCTTCTCGGGCTGCCCTTCAGTCTCTTTTGTGATGGTGTCGTTGTCTTCGGCCACGGTTAACCCTCCGTTATGGTGCTGGATTCTAGAATCGACGGGTATTTAACCGAAATTCGGAAAATCGGGGGTGAAGGGGTTTGGGAGGGGTTTTCAGGCCTTCTTGTGCTCGGGTTCGGGGACCGCGGCCTTCTTGCCGTATTTGGCCTTCCACTCTGCGTAGGTCATGTCCCTCGGGACCTGTATGGTCTTGCCGTTCTCGTCCCTCGCCGCTCTCGTGGCCGGCCTGTATTTGCCGGTGATGTTCTGCATGACGACGCACCGGCAGTTCGGGTGGAACGGCGGACGGGGAGCGTCCTCGTTGTCCGTCCTGCACACGAGGCCGTTGTACTTGGAGCAGATGGGGCAGGTCTTCTCGTCGAGGACGCACATGATCTCGTACTTCTCGATGCCCAGCTCCCGCAGGTTCTTGAGCTCGGCATCGGCCGCGGCGGCGGCCATCGTCGTGCGGACCAGACGGCGGGTCTTGTACATCTCCTTGCCCGTGTCGGCGGTGACCTTCTTGGAGATGCTGTCGAAGCTCTCGCCGTCGAGGATCCCGGCGGTGATGCGCGTGCGGGCCTGCTCCAACTCGTCGGCCGTGAATAGTTTCACTTTGTCGTATACGCCGATGTCCTCGTGGACCGCCTTGAGCTGGTCCTCGTTCGGCTGCGCCCAATCGATGGCGGTCTCGGCTTCCTTCGAGACGCTGTAATCCGTCCGAGCGGTCGCCTCATCGACGACGCGCTTGGTGCCTTTGCGGATTTTGAACATGACGTCACCATAGAGCTTATCGCCATTCATCTTTGCGCTCCGCTTGAGCGCTTCCGCGTTGTCGATCCGATGCTGATAGGACGGTCCCGACAGGCGGACGAGCTCGCGCTTGAGCCTGCTGCCGGTGTAGGTCCTCCGTGCGCGGGAGATGAGCATCCTGCGGACGTCCTGCGTGATCGGGGTCTTGAGGAACGTCTCGGCCTGCGCGCGCGTGATGCCCGCCTTGCGGAGGAACGTGCCGAAGATGCGCTCCGCATCGCTCGACAGCTCGTTCACCGCGTCGATGGTGGCGCGTGCGATGCTCTTGGCGATCTTGCCGGTGTCCTTCTGGTAGGCGAGGACCGCCGCGAGCATCTCGGCCTCCTTCTGGGCCTTCGACGTCATTCCTCGTCCTCGGAATCCTCGGCGGGGGCCTCCTCCTCTTCGAGGATGCCCTGCTCCCTCGCCATCTGCTCCAATCCCGTCTGACGCTGGTCCTCCATCATCATGCGGTCGCGCTCGTCGTCGGCCTGGGCCTCGTCGTCGAGGCGCCTCTGCTCCTCGTCGGGGTCGTCGATGTAGGGGCAGTTCTCCATCATGGTACGGCGCGACATGGTGCCGTTGCTGACGTAGATCTGCATGGTCTGCGCGTCATAGCTGGAATCCGCCGGGAGGTTGAATCTGAACACGATGTGCATGTCCTCGACCACCGCGCCGTCTGGTCCGAACATCGCGTAGGAGTAGAGCTTGCAGCGACGGAGGAACGCGCGGTTGAACTGGGAGATGAAGGACTGCGCGAGGTTATTCAGGGCCATGAGCTTGTACTTGATGGCGACGCCGGACGCATTGGCTGCGAAGTTCTCGTCCGTCATGTCGGGGATGCCCGACACCTTGTGCATCTGGCCGTTGATGTAGTCCACTAGGATCTGCACGGATGCCTCGTCGAAGGTCTTGGTCAGGAACGTCGCCTGCGCATCGCGGGGAATGTTGAGCGTCTTCTGCTCCTTGAGGCGCCCGAGGTTCTCGTCCACCTCCTCGTCGGTGTCTCCGAGGGCCACGCCTTGGAGCAGAAGAAGCGCGTCCGCGAACTTGTTCTTGTCCTTGACGCGGTCCGCGAGGACCTCGTTGAGGGCGAGCTGCAGGGGGAGGATGGGCTCGAAGTCGCCGATCATGTCGGGATTGTTGCGATACTCGGTGATGGGCACGCGGTCGAAGCCGTGCGGTCTGCGCGTGCCGGGTATCTCGGTCCACGATCCCCCATAATCCCCGTTCAACGCGTAGCGGACCTTGTCGTGGGCGTCGTAGACGTCCAGGAAATGGTGCTCCACGCGCTCGTCATCGACCTCGACGTAGTGGATGGCGCCGAAGACGGAATCCGGATCCAATGTCTCGTCGTATGCGACGAATCCCTCTATCGGCGATAATGCCACGCTCTTGGGGACGACGGTCACGGTCCCGTCGGCGAGGACGGTCTGCTCCAGATAGGCGACCTCGAACGCCATGCCGAAGCGGGAGCAGTAGGCGGTCAGCTCCTGGTCGAGCTGGGGCTTGACCTGCAACTTGAACAGGTCGAGGATGGCCGCGGCCTTGTCGTCGTCCTCGCGGGCCTTGTAGGTCGGGGGGATGCCTGCCAGATAGGCGGACTTGGTGTCCGCGATGGTCTTGCAATTGTTGACGACATAAGGCAGGGCTTCTCCGACCTGCCCGGTGTAGTATGCGCGCTCCAATGCCCACAGGCGGTCCCTGCGGTGCGTGAACATCTCGAAGGCGTTCTTGATGCTCGTGGTCGTGTAGTCTTTCGGTACTCTGATGATGTCTCTCATGCTCTCACTCTCGGCTCGATGAACGTAGTGCAGGCGTACCTCGTCTCGTCGGCGGGGTCGTCGTCCTGCTTGATGGGTTTGGTCTCTCCGCGCTCGGACGCCTTGTCGTCCCAGCGGTAGATCTGGAGGGATTCGATGGTCTTGGGGCACTCCGGGGAGATGTACAGGCGGTGCGTGTGGAGCAGGCGTCCGGTGATGGCGATTCCGTCGAGGACGCTCTTGTCGGGGTTGACGGGCATCCACTTCCGCTTCTCCGCCTCTCTGGCGAGGGCTTCTCCGCCTCCTCCGTAGTCGATGGTGAGGTTCATACGGGGGATGCCACCCAGCTCGGCGGTGATGCGCTCGAACACGTCCAGATAGTCCGTCGTGGTCATGGACGCGGACTGCTCCGGCGTGGCGACCCATTCGCGGACCTTGAACCACGCGCGGGTCGATGGGCTTCTCCCGTACCATCCCATGGCCGTGGGATGGACCGTTCCGAAATCGATGGACGCGTAGCGGACCTTGACATCCTCGGGAGGAAGGGCTATGCAGCTGTCGTCGAAGGTCGGATAGACGAGGCCCTCGGCGACGGCGCGGAGGCCGAGGACGTAGCGCTTGTAGAAAACGGACCCTTTCGGGTACTGGATCTCCAGCGACGCTATCATCTCCTCCGTGAGCGCGGGGTTGTCATGGGGTGTGAAATGCCACCACGAGTATCCGCCCAATCTCCTGCGCTGCTCTTCGTCCATCGCGTCGTATCTGTCGAGATAGTCGCGGTAGATCCAATCCTTCGGACCTCCGGGGTTCAGCGAAAAATAGTGCCTGCGGTCGGTCGATGCGACGGTTCTGCGGAATGCCTCCGAGACGAACTCGGGATCGTGCATGTTGACCTCGTCCGCCAACCAGCCACCGTAGGTGTTTCCTCTGATCTGCATATAGGCGCGGATGTCCGATGCTCCGACGACCACGATCTTCTTCTGGACGATCTCTCCCGATGGCATCTTGACCGCGAATTTCACGGCCCTGCTTTCTCCGACCTTGCCATATGTGCTTCCGGGCAGGAGGTTCAGGAGCCCGTACTGCTCCAGAATGCAGTTCTGCTCCGCGGTCTTGACCGTCCTCCCCGACAGGAGGAACGTCGTCTCCGGTGACATCACCACATAGGCGGCGAACGCCATGAGTAGGGTGCAGGTCTTGCCCGACCTGACGCTCCCTTCTGCCACGGTGAGGAATCCGCCTGCGGAGATGCACCCGAATATCTTGTCACGGCTCTCCTTCTCGGGATGGACCTTCAGCTTGATCTGCTGCATGCGCCCCTCGTATGCTTCTGGACCGGCTTCGTCAGCGCATCCTCGACGGACCATCCCCTGCGGATGCGCTCGTACAGCGTCTTGCGAGGGATGCCTAGAATCTCCGACCATTCCACTGCCGTCTTCGTCTCTCCGCGGTACTCCAGCATCAGATTGGACCTCTTGTTGCGCTGCTGGGCCTCGGATGTCACCCAGCGGCAGTTCGTCGGACTGTATGGCCCGTCGTTGTCTATACGGTCCAGCGTCAATCCCTCGCGCCAACCGCTTGCTATCGCCCAATCGCGGAATGCCTCGAACCGCTTCCACTCGTCGCATACCGCTATTCCGCGTCCTCCGTAGTCCGCGAAGTTGATGGCGTTGGGGTCAGTGCATCTCTTGATCATCCCTCTGTACTGCTCGTAGAATCCCGTCCTGCTCATGCCATGCGTGGTATGCTTCTCTGAAAGGTTGTTGTGATGGTAGCTGCATGCTCCGCATGTCACTGTCAGCCCGCTCGCTACGGCCGATTTCCTGATGGTCTTGGTCGCTCCGCAGTCACAGCGGAATTGAAATGACGATCTGTCTTCCGGGGTCGGCGCGATCCCCACGAGATGACCGAAACGCTGGCCTGTGAGGTCCTGGTTGGTCAGCCGGTGGCATCCGCAGGTATGCCTGCACTGCTTCCTCAGGTCGTTAGCTCCCAATGCGACCTCGTTCCCGCAGTCGCATCTGCAGCGATACTCGATGTATCCGTAACGCCTCCCTCCCGTCGGCTCGATGACAGTCAGCATGTCGAACCTCTTGCCGGACAGGTCTTCAAAACTCATCTTTGGCCTCCTTCCGTTGGTACACTCTCATCTCGCGAGCGAACTCCTCCAGCGGTGACACGGTGATCTCTTCGATCTCCGGATGATCGGACTGTCCGAGACGGTTCTTGCCCAGCCATATCAGCATCGACGTGTTGCCGTTGAGTGCGGCGTTCACCTGTGCCTTGCGAAGGCGCATATTGCAGGTATCCGTGCCTTTTTGTACCGCCCGTTTTACTTTCTCGCCGTTTCCTCTCGCATAAAGGGTCTTGGATGACACTCCGAGCATCGTAGTGACTTCGTCTATGGTCGCGCCCTTCGAGATCTCCGAAGCTATCCATTCCTCGCCCTGCTCGGTGAGATCGTAGGAATGCCGTCCTCCTTTCGAGCTCCCGCTCGCACGGGATTCTAGGATGCAGATGTTCCTCTTGCCCTGCTCATCCTTGATCATGACATACACGCCGCCATCCTCGCCGATTGCAGGCATCGCTCGGCCTCCCACGGATACCACGCGATGGGCCAGGGGTTCTTGGGCTTCAGGCCGTCGAAGAAGGCCTTGTAGAAATCCGCAACGTCGCGGTCCACGGTGATGACGGCCTGCTCAATCCTCGGATTGGTGTTGATGTTGGCGCTGGACGTGACGACGGCTCCGTGCATCTCTCCGGCATCGTCGCGCCAATAGGCGACCATGACCTTGGCGTGGTTGCGCTGCATGCACAGGCGACCGCCGTACTGGGGGATGATGTCCGCGAGGTAGTCGAAGATGGCCATGTAGTGCTGGATGAATATCTCGCCGACGTAGACATCGGCACGCTCGACCATGCCTCTCGACAGCCATGAACCGATCTCCTGCGCGTCCTCCATGGCCATGCACCAGGTCGAGAAAAGGCAGTACTCCAGCGGGTGCTGCTTGACGATGCCCCTCATGTACGTCATGAAATCGACGTCTCCGCCGGATATGCAATGGTACGCGAATCCGTCCCTCAGATGCCAGTCGAGGACCTCGTTCATGTGCTGCTCGGACAATGCTCTGCGCATGACGCTCCGCTGTTTGGATCTGATGGCGCGGGCCTTGACCTCGTCCTCGGTCGGAGGTGCCTTTTTCCGGGCTTTCCTAGGGGTCGGTACCCCCAGCGCATCATCATCAATATCGTCGTCGAGATCGTCGGGAACTCCGCAATCGAGGTTCCACTCGTCATCGCATTCGTCGTAGTCAGGCTCTGTCACGGTTTACCCTCCGTTATGGTGATGTATCCCACTCTCGGACGATATTTAACCGAAATTCGGAAAAAAGGGATGAAACGGGTTTGGAAGGGGTTTCCTCGCATCAGGACCCATACGGGCCAGTGCTCGCTTGTCGTGTACTTGCGGATGATGACCCCGTCGCTCCGGAGCTTGGCGATGCTCTTCTTGATGCGCCGGTCTCCGCGCTCCATCTCCAGCTCCGCCTCGATCATCAGGACGGTCATGCCCCCGGGATGCCTGCGGAGCAGCTCGACGATTGCGTCCTCGATGACGGGCCATCTCATGGCTGGGTGGCCTCCATCCACGCCCATGACGCGCCCATGATGCCGACCATCAATCCGCCGAACCATCCTCCGGGGGTCGCTATCGCGGTGACGACCGCGAGGGACGCGGACGCGAAGACAATCATGGCGGAGTTGAGGAGATGGCCGCTGCGGTCGTCGGTCGTCATCGGCACCTCGTCTTCGGAATCGTGAGGACGATGCCTGTCGTCATGCGGAGGCCTCCCTCTTGAGCGGGCATCCGCGGTCGATGCTTCCCTGGACGACCGCGTTGTAGATCTCCCTTCCTCCCGTCCTCCTCGGGTGCATGCACCGGAAGCAGTCCTTGAGGGGACATTCGGCGCAGGCGCGGACGGCGACGGGGATTCCATCGATGTCGATGGATCTCATTCCTCGCCTTCCTCCTTGTCCACCGTGCATCTCATCACATCGATAAGGCATACGGGATCGCCGCCATCATACTGCCTGTACAGCAGGCCGTCGTCTAGCCAATACGTCATCTCGCCCGACCTTATCCTTCCGCCTTCCGCCAGCATCATCAGGACATCCTTCGGGTCGCTCTTCGGCTTCTCGATCTCGCATCCCTGATTCAGGGGCGTCTCCAGGAGGTTGTCGCCGTATCTGCGGTCCCACCTCTGTATGATGCGTCCCTTGTCGTCCAGAAGGATGGTGAAGGATTCCGCTTTCGGGCGCACCTCCTCCCCTGCGAGCAGGGCCTCCATGGTCTCCTTGGCGTTCATGGCCACTCCTTCTCGACCTTGACGATGTGATATGGGTTGATGTAGACCGTATTGATGCGGATCGTACCGATGCAATTCTTCGATTTGCACTCCGACCACTCCAGCATATCTCTGTCCCGCATGGCCTTGTGGATGTCGATGCAGGGGTTTTCTTCCGGGTCGTCCTTCGTCAGCACCTCGCCCGTGGTGAGGGTGATTCTGTAAGATGTCATTCCCCCGTCCTCCTGTTGGCCTTCTCGGCGAACTCCTTGAGCCATCCCGGCTTCCTGACATCGACATCCCCTGCGGCGAATGCGAACCCGCAGTCGCATCCGATGATGACCGATTCGACCGCCGTCATGTAATCGTCGAGGTT